ATCAAAGGTCCAGATGGTAACAACTATGCAAATACAGTTGTTCAAACCTATTGGACATACTCTGCAACAACACCAGACGGTCACACCGGAACATTCAACGGTGCAACACCTTTCACCTTAGGTAATGTTTTGTCTAACACATATACATTTACCGCTTTCAGTGATTTGGAAGAAGCAAACGTACTATCTTGGATTATCAATTCAATTTCTGGTTCGTATGCTGACCACATCAATGAAAAGATTGTTGAACAAATTAACAATCAAATCAACGTAATTTCTGAACCAGGTCTACCTTGGGCTCCAGCAAATACTGCAAATACACCTGCATAAATACATAGTCACATCATTAATATAGGAGAAACTTGACATGACAGACCAAGCACAACAAGCACAACCACAACAACAAGACGTAGATTTGACCTTCAAATTGAGTTTTGTAAATGCATTGATTCAATCTTTGGATGAAATCCCACACAAGTGGAGCCGTCCAATCATTGATGCACTAGGACGTGCTGCGAATGAACAGTTGCAAGGAATGCAACAAGCCCAACAACCTGACGGCCCTTTGGGAAGCAAAGTCATTCAGTAAACCACGATTTCTCCTATTAGATAAATAGGGTATAATAGGAGATTTCTAATGGCAACAATAACTAATAGACAAGACTTTAAAGACTATTGTCTACGTAGACTTGGTGCACCAGTTATTAACATTAACGTGGATGACACTCAGGTTGAAGACCGTGTAGACGATGCAATTCAATATTGGCAAGATTACCACTTTGATGGTGCTCAAAAGTTCTATTGGATCCATTATGTAACCGCAAACGATATTGCAAACCAATATCTGGATGCTTCTCAGGCTACCGACCAAAACGGAAATACGGTTAATATTTTAGGTATTACCCGTATTTTCCCATTGACCGATTCTCAGGCAACCATCAACATGTTTGACTTGAGATACCAATTGCGTCTAAATGAATTGTATGACTTTACCTCTGCGTCCTACATCAATTACACTCTAACACAACAACACTTACGTTCTTTGGAACTCCAGTTCACTGGTGAAGTTCCTATTCGTTTCGTGCGTAATATGCAAAGATTGTATATTGATTGGGCATGGGGTCAAGGTTATGAAGTTAATGTGGGTCAAGTTGTTGTTTCTGAGTGTTATGGTGCAATTGACCCAAGCACATATCCAACTGTATGGAATGACCGTTGGTTGAAACGCTATGCTACTGCACTGATTAAGAAAAATTGGGGAGAAAATATGGCCAAATTTGGTGGCATCCAATTACCTGGTGGTGTGGTTCTAAATGGCAAAGAAACTGTGGATGCCGCAGTTGAAGAAATTGCACAACTAGAAAAAGACATGATTAACGACTACTCAGGGCCGCTTGAGTGGTTTTTAAATTAATAAACTAATTCAAAGGGTCTCAAATTTCTTTTTATATAAATATATAAAAGGAGATATGAAAATGAAGGTCTACTGTATAGAAAATAAACTAGATAACAAAAAATATGTTGGTATAACAAGAGGTGAAATTGTAGGAAGATTTAAATCTCATAAACGAATTGCTAAAAATCCAAATGATAAAAATCATTGTCATATACATAAGGCAATGTTTAAGTATGGTTTGGAAAATTTCATTGTTTATGAGATTGATTCGGCCGAGACCAAAGAAGAATTGTTGGAAAAAGAAAAACATTGGATTAAAAAATTAGATACCAAAAATAATGGTTACAATGAAACTGATGGTGGTGAAGGATGTTTTGGATGGAAAGCAACAGAAGAACAAAAAGAAGCCAATAGAAAAAGAAACATTGAAAGAACTAAAGATCCAAAATACAGAGAGTTTATATCACAAAGAACAAAAGAAGCTATGTTAAATCTTTCGGATGAAATAAAAAAAAGAATGAGTGTATCTGCAACCGAAAGAAATTTAGGAAACAAACGCTCGTTAGGTAAAACTTGGACACTATCTGAAGAAACTAAAAAGAAAATAAGTGAATCTAAAAAAGGTTTCAAACATACCGATGAAGCAAAAAGAAAACTCAGTGAAAAAGCAAAATTAAGAACAGGCAGAAAACACTCACCGGAAACAATAGAAAAAATGAGAATTGCAGCAAAAAACAGAATAAGAAAGGTAGGAACCTAAAATTGCTACCTCTCCGTATTTCAACAATTATAACGCTAAGTATGATGAACAACGCTTAGTGGAAGACCTCATAACTGAGTCTATTCAGATTATGGGATTTAATTCCTATTACCTACCAAATGATAATGATGCAGCAAGAGACTTAATCTATGGTGAAGACCCGGTTAAGAAATTCAAGGCTGCATTCCCATTGGAAATGTATCTTTCTTCTGCAAATGATTACATGGGTGAGAAAGAAATGTTTACTAAATTTGGTTTAGAAATCAGAAACCAAGTTACAGTCATTCTTTCTAAGCGTGCATTCACCCAAAGAGTACCACAAAACACTTATACCAGACCAAGAGAAGGTGATTTGATTTACATTCCATTCCTAAATGGTACTGGTGAGTTGTATGAAATTAAGTTTACAAACCAGAACAAAGATTTCTTCATGTTAGGCCGTAAAGTTCCTTATTACTATGAATTGGAACTTGAGAAATTCAAATACTCACAAGAGATTATCTCTACTGGCAACCAAGAAATTGACTCGGTTGTTACCGATTCTGCATATACTTTGCACCTGAATACCGGTGCAGGTACAGGTAATTACAATATCAAAGAACTTGTGTATCAATCCACAGACGGAACATTTGCAAACGCCACTTGTATGGCAACGGTTCAATCTTGGATTCCAAGTTCAAATACATTGTCTGTAACTAATATTGCTGGCGAATTCATCGATGGTTACAATATCATTGGTCAATCAAGTAATGCACAATACTTGTTGGCCACATTTGATCCATTGTTTGACCCAGCAAATAAAGAAAGTTACGACAACGAAATCATCCAGACCACTGCAAGTCCATATGTCAATACTTCAGAGTCTAATCCGATTGGTGGTCTATAATGTCTACAATTGTTTATAACAGAATGATTCGTAAGTTGACAGTTGCCTTTGGTGACTTATTCAACAACATCACATTGGTTCGCTACAATCCAGACCAAACAGAACAAGAAAGATTCATTGTTCCAATCGACTATGCAACCAAAGAGTTGTATGTTGTGCGTTTACAAGGTGATCCAAATCTAGACAAGAAAGTTCAAATGACATTGCCACGTATGTCATATGAAATGAATGGTTTGTCATATGATGCATCAAGAAAGCAAATAACAAACAACAAATCTTTCTTTCAAAATGGATCGACAACAAACTCACAATACATGCCGGTTCCATACAACTTTGATTTCTCGTTGTATCTGTATGTAAGAAACATTGAAGATGGTAATCAAATCATTGAACACATTCTACCATTCTTTGCACCAGATTATACAATCAAAGTGAACATGATTCCAGAAATGGGAATCGTAAAAGAAGTTCCTGTCATATTAAACAGCACAAATTATGATGTTACATATGAAGGTGACCGTGATTCGGATACCAGAATGGTTATCTGGACTCTTAACTTCACCGTTAAAGGTTTCATCTTTGGTGCAACGTCAACAGCTGGACTAATCTCAACATCAATTACAAACATTTATCAAGATGTTCAAGCTGGCACCAATGTAGTATTCAATCTCAATTCAGGTGGAACAGGTAAATATGAGTATGGTGAACTTGTTTATCAAGGACCAACTCCAGCTCTATCAACAGCATCAGCACAAGTTGTTTCTTGGAACTCATTAAACAAACAACTAACAGTAACAGGAATACAAGGAAACTTTATTTCTAGTCAACCTTTGATTGGTGCAACTAATGCCGGCAAATGGATATTCAATTCTTATAATGTTACACCAAAAGATTATGCAGAAATTACAGTAACTCCAAATCCAAGTGGAGCTAACGCTAACAGTACATATACATATACCACAACTATTACTGAAACACGATGAGTACATTTGAAAAGAATATGGAGCAAATCTTTGATGTTGCTTCCACTCCAACACCAGTAGTGCCAGCTGTAAAAAAACAACAGTTACCGGTTGCTGTGACTGAAGAAAATCTTGAAGAAGATTTGGTTGATGCTTATGAACAGACCAAAGAAAATTTGCAAGAACTTATAGACCAAGGTAAAGATGCCATGGCAGAGATTCTACAGATTGCAAAGGATGGTCAACACCCAAGAGCATTTGAAGTATATGGCACATTACTTAAAAACGTGGTAG